CACATATACGCCTGACTTCCGTGGCACTCAAGGTTCTAACACAACAGGCTACAAAGCTGGTGTTGACTTTAAAGGCATTACTTTCTAAGGAATAAAATTATGGCATATGACGCATTTGGAAATTACACAGGTCCTGACATTGAAGCAGTTGATCCAATGTCTTACGAAACAGAAGAAGAACGCCGCAAGCGTTTAGCAGCTGAAGCTAAGGCAAAGGGCACTGAGGTCACAGCAAAACAAGAAGTTACTACCTACGCTGATGGTAGTCAGACACGCACGATTCAACAAGAAGTTCCAGCACAACCAGTTGCTCCAGTTGCTGCTCCACAAGCTGCTCAAGTTCAAGCTCCAGTTGCTCCTTCAGCATACAACACTAGCATTGCACAACAAGAGTCTGGTAACAATCCTAACATTGGTTACCATAATCCTCAAGCTGGCAGTGCTTATGGCACTTATGGTATTACTGCACCAGGTTATCAAGATGCACGTAAATTGAATCCAGCATTGCCTCAAGATATTACGCAAGCAACTCCAGCGCAGCAAACACAAGCTATGGATGCTTACACACAGCAGAACGCAAAGTATCTGACAAACTACGGTGTGGAACCAACACAACAAAACTTGGCAGCAGCACACTTCTTAGGTGCTAAAGGTCTTAGTGACTATCTTCGTGATGGCACAATTAGTCCAGCAGCAGCACAAGCCAATGGTGGTGAAGAAAAAGTGCGAGCTATTGTTAACGCACGTCTGGGCGGTCAGCCAGCGGCAGCTAGTGGTGCAGTAGCTGCGGCTCCTACAGCAGCACCCGCAGCAGCAACTCCAGAATCTATGTTTGAAGCTGCTGGTAAGGATCCGTTTGCATGGATGAAGTTGGCACAAGATAAAACATTGCCACCAGCAACACAAATGGCTGCTAAACAACATGCTCATGAATTGCTAACGCAAGAGTTCAATATGGGCAAAGCCAAAGAACAAGCAACAGCAGCAATTACTGCCGCAGCTTCTGGCGATCCAAAAGCAAGTCGTGCTATTGCTGATGAATTAAAGAATCAAGAAGGCTCATGGGTTAAGATGATCTTGTTGGGTTTCTTAAGTCCACAACTTGCTGGTGAAGAAGCTGTTAAATTAGGCTTTGGTAACAAGTGGGTTTCAGCAACTGATGACAAAGGTAACACAGGCTTGATTCAAGTTAACGCCAAAGGTATGCCACTTAAAGGTATCACTGCGGATAACAAGACAATGAGTCAAGAAGAAGTTGCTCGCTTTGGTGCAGGTGGTGTTGGCGCTCTAAAAGCAGCTGAATTACCTAGCGTTCATGGCACACCAGTTGTTAACGCAGCAGGCGAAGGCGGTATGCGCATGTATGATCCACGCACACGCCAGGCTTATGTTCAAGTTGGTAAAGAACGTCGTCCTGATCAAGGTTGGACTACAACCGGTCAAGCACCAGGTGCTACATTTAACGCAGCCGCAGCCAAAGCGCAAGGCACAGCAGCAGGTGAAGGCTTAACTCCAACACCAGTTCCAGCAATGCCAGGCGTAGCCAACACAGGCACACCAGGTATGATGCCAGCACAACCAGGCGCCGCAGTTGGTCCAGGTGCAGTAGCGGGTCCAGCAGTTCCAGGCACACCAGCAGTAACAGGCGCAGTTCCAGTTCCTCAAGGTGGCGCTCCAGTAACGGCTCCAGTTGCTCCAGGTGTAGCAGTTGCAGGTCGACCAGCAGCTACTATTTCTCAGCAACGTTTGGGCATTGAAGCACAAAAAGATCAACAACAAGCATACACAAAATATGTTGCTGAAGATATTCAACCTAAAGCTGATGCTGGCGCACAAATTAGCAGAATCCGTAAAGATCAAGTTGCTGGTCCAGATGGTATTCTAAACAATCCTGAGCTTGCAGGCTTAATGCAAGGCACTGGCGGTAAAGGTGCTGAAGTTGCTAACATTGTTCGAGACTTGATCACAGGCAACTTTAAAGATCAAGCTGACCTAAGCAGTCGTGTTGCTGCTTTAGACTTAACTCCACGTCAGAAAGATGTGTTGTATAAGCAAATTGGCTTGAATACACAAATTGCTCCGTTAACATTGAAAGCTAACGCTGGTGCTGGTTCTGTAAGTGATTCAGAACAAAAGGCCAACCGTGAAGCCAACGTGGACATTACACGTCAACCATTGTATTCTGGCTTGACTCTAATGACACGTGACCAATTTGAAAAGGACTTGCAAGTTGCTCGCAATGATTTCCGTAGTGCTCGACCTGACATTGCAACTACTGATCAATTGAACAGAGCCTGGTCAGATGAAAAGCGTAAAGCACAAGCTGCATACGATCAGATCTATTCAGCTCGCGCAGCTTACATCGCCAAATATAACCCAGACGGTAAAAACGCTGGTGCAGTTGTTGATGCGTTTAAGCACTATCCAGTTCCAGAGTGGACAGGACAATCATGGGACTATAAGACAGACTATGCTCGCAAAGCTGCTCGTCCAGGATTAAGTAGTTTTAACAAATAAGGAAACAACATGGCATTTGATCGTGAAGCCGCTATAGCAGCAGGTTATACAAATGATGAGATTAACGCTTATCTACAAGCTGAGAGAAAGAAGTCCAAACAACCTGGACCAGTTACAGCAGACGTAGGGGAGCCACCAGCTCCTACTACTCAGATTACTCCAGTTGAAACATCAGCTGGTAGTATTGCTACTCAAGGTGGATTGGCAGTTGCTCCATATGCAGGTGCAGCAGCTTTAGGAGCTGGTGCGTTATACGGCGGCGGTGTTGCTAAGAAAGCATTTGACACAATGCAAGCTGTCAATGCAACTAAGCAAGCTGAAATCGCAGGCTTACAAAATCGTTTTGATGCTCGTATGGCACAACAAGCTGGTCAAGCTGTGCGTCCAGTTGCTCCTGTAGGTGCTCCAGCAGCAGCCCCAGTTGCTCCAGTTGCTCCCGCAGCTCCTGTTGCAGCACCACAAGCAGCCGCAGCAGCTGAACAAGGTATTATGAGTCGTGCGTCAGACATTGTTAAACGTCTAGCATTAGACAAAGTTATGCCAGGCTTAGCACGAGCAGGTGTTGGTGCTGGTGCAGCATTATACAGTTCAGACTTAGGTCCTAAGACTCCACAAACTGGTCGTATGCGTGGTATGGAAATCAATCCTCTAACTGGCGCACCATGGACTCCAGAACAAATTGCACAGTATGAAGCCAATGCAGCACAGTTTGATGCGCAAATGGCACCACCACAGATGAGACGATAATATGACAACAGTAGAACAATTAACACAAGTATTCAACGACAACTTTGTAGCATACTTTAGAAGTCATGCTGCACATATCAACATTACAGGACGCAACTTTCGTAGTGATCACAAATTGCTGCAAGGTGTTTACGAACGCAGACAAGCACAAATTGATATTATTGGTGAATTGCTACGCACTGTAGATGAGTATATGCCATGTGACATATTTGAAATTCTAGACTCAAGTGAAGTGAAGCCTACACGCATTGAAGGCTCTAGTGATGAACTATTGGAAGCAGTGCAAGCGGATTTAGAAACACTAAAAGGTTGCTATGAAGAACTAATGGCCATTGCTGCCATTGAAGGTCATGAAGAAATTGCCAACTATGCCCAGGATCAGATCCTAGACATAGCTAAAAGTATTTGGATGTTAAAGTCCACAGTGGGTTAAGACGCCCTGAGTGCTATTAAGAACCCAGCAGATTTTGCGTCTTTCTAACTGGGGCATCAAGGAATTGGCAGGCCTGGCTTATACCGCACTCAACTTTTTGTAAGCATAGCTACCACGCACATCATAACCATGTCGTGCGTGTAGTTTTAAGAATCCATCTTGCTCTTTACGCATAGTAGTTGAACAGATAACAGGTGTATTAGTTGCAACAGCAAACTTTTCCCAAATGTCTAACATATCAGTTATTAATCGTAAGCGGTCACGAGAACTAAGTTGCAAGTCAACGTGTGCCATACGAATGACAATCATAGTGTCGTCACTCCAAGGTGCTCGTTCTCCTGACTTTGCCCAAGTGTAGCCCAATAGCTTATTGTCAGCATCTTTAGCAACATAAAGTAGCTCAGAGCCTGGCAAATAAAATTGGTTTACAACTGCAAAGGTAATGTTGCGACTGTAAGCAACAGGATCGGGTGTAAAAACTGTGTCAACTTCAGTTTGGAAATGGCCTACTGCCATTTGGACAATGTCAGCAACATCAGTTCCGTGTGCTGGAGTCCAGGTGTATTGTATCATTACTATTCCTTTCAATGAAACAGTATTTAAGCTCGTTAGAATATAGGTGCTAAATAAAAGTATGGAAAACATAGAATCAAATAGTATAGAACCCGCAGGTCACGGAGGTGCTCGCCCTGGTGCTGGTCGCCCAAAAGGCCAAACAAATAGATTAACTGCCAAAGAGATCTTAGACACTGCCAGTTCGATGATGGGCAAGCCCTTTGTTGTAAGTTTAATCGAAGGCTACATTGACACAATTAACTCAGGTGATGTTCGTAATCGTGTAGTTTACGAAAAGATGATCTTAGATAAGACTGCTACAACAATCATTGAAGCAGAAATAACGGACAGTTCTGATGCGGTTGAAATGAAGAAAGCAGCGTTTGCAGAAGCAATGGCCAATTTATTAAAAACAAAATCAGACTAAATATAATATGCTAATGCTGCCATGAAGGCTGCGGCAAACAAAAGGAAAATAAAATGAAAGAATCAAACAGTCAGAAAGCCGTTCCTGGTTATGATGCCGCAACAGGCACTTCAAACCCTGGTTACAGCCGACACGCTGACAAGTTCGCTAAGAACCAGCACACAGGTCACAGCAATGATGGTCGCACAGTAAACTTTGGTCGTGGCCCAACTGGTGGCGGAACCAAAGTTCCAGTTGCTAAAGAAATCACAATGGGTTGTCACCAACCACAAGTGCGCACTCCAGGTGGCACTCGTGCATTTGATCCAAGCGCAACAAAGAATTACAAAGGCAACGCTGACAGCATTAACGTAGGACGTGGCCCAACTAAAGGGAACCAACAATAATGAACGCATATCAAGTTATTGGCAACACTGAAGTTATCACAGCAACTGCCACTTCAAGTGAAATCAACATTACTCCACAAGAAACTTTGGGTCTTGGTGGCGTTATTGGTCCTAAGTATCTAAAGATTACTAACGGTAGCGCTGATCAAAACGTTTACTTCAAAACTGGTTTAACTAGTCAGACAGCAGTTATCCCAACAGCAGGCAGTCCAGGTAGCACACCTATCCCAGCATACGGTGAAGTTATTATTCAAGTTGCCGCAGACAGTGTTAACCCACCAGCAACAGTTTATGTTGCCGCAGTAGCTGCAAGTTCAAGCACAGTATATGTGACACCTGTTGTATTAGCAGGATTCTAAAGGAAAAATTATGTCAACAAACCCACAAGGCAACAAAGCCATTAATCAGAAGCGTGGCCCAACAACAGGCAACGCAGGTAACACAACCAAGCGTAATACTTTCATGGATGAAAAGTCAGCTACTGGTAGCGAACGTGCTACTATTGCCAACATGATCACAGATGCTTTAGGCATGCGTGGCCGTGGTCAAGCTCCTACTGTTAATCCAGCATTGGAAGGCTTACACGATCGCACTGGTCCTAAAAAGAATCCAACTGCTAACGGAAGCAAGTTGCCAGCCAAGTATAAGAAGTAAGCATCATGGGCTTTATGTCAACAATGCCAGCTTTAGGTGGAGATCAGCCACAAGGTCCTCAAATGGGTTTTGGGCTTGATCCAGCTACAGGTTTGCCATTTGGTCAAGACGGTATGCAAGCACAGCCAATGCCAGTGCAACAACCTGGCGCACAACTACAACCATTGCCAGCAGGATTGCCAACTGTTGGACTAGGTGGTGGCAAAGGTATGACAATGCAACCAGCTCCACAAGTTGGTAATATGCCTAACGCTGGTTTAAATCCACCACAGATGCAATTGCCACAAGGTCCGCAAATGGGTTTTGGTATGCCAGCACCAATGGCACAACCTGGTAATCAGATTACAGCTCCAAGCGGTGGTTCTAACTCACCAGTTAGAACACAGTTGCCACAGCAAGCACCACAGCAAGCGCAGCCTATCAATCGCTTTGCACCTCCTAATGCCCCTGGTGTTAGACCCGGAGCAAATCGCTACACACGCACTCGCCTTCGCTAAATAGAACAGCAGCAACGGGACAGACTCCCGTTGCTTATGCATAGAAAATAAAGGAAAAGAACATGCAAAAATCAAACACTCCAGCGGACAATCCTTGGGATGCTCCAGTAGAAGCAACATCCGAGAAAGCTCCAGCAAAAACTCCCAAAGCAAGCAAGTCAAAAACAGAATGGATTGTAACTCCAGAAGTTGCAGCAGCACCTGTTGTCCCAGCAGCCACTAACGCTGGCGAATATGACTTAGAAGGCTTGATGACTGACTTCCCAACTGCAACAGACTTAGAACGTTTTGTTTACGACGAAACTGGTATCGTATTAGCTCTTAAAGGTCGTGCCAACAAATTAAAGTATCAAGTTGCAATGGACGCACTTAACGGTGTTGCAGTTGATGCCAAGTATATTGGTAATGACAACCCTTACATTGACCGCACTGAATTAGTTCCCATTGACCCAATCAAGGAACCACCAGCACGTAGTTCTGCATTGCCAGATCGCAGCCAGGTTCAGAACGTATTCTTAAGCAACGTTATTCCTCATCCAGATGAAGAAGCACGAGCACAAGATAAAAAGGTCAGTATGTTGTTCCGCAAATACAACAACGGCATGATCAGTTATGAAACATTGGGTCCTTTAGAACAACGCCCATACGGTGAGAAGATTGACAAGTTTGGTCGCACACGTCCAGAAGTTATCAAGTGGGTTGATCCACGCACAGGTGAACAAGTTATCATGCGTGAAGATGGCACACTAACTCCACAAGGTAAACGTCTACGTGCTATGATGCAAACTTTCAAAGTTAACAAGAGCAACCAATGGGACACTTGGATTGACCGCGAATTTGTTTCGTTGAATGATGCAGTTGCACACAACCCATGGGATCTTAAGTAATGAGCACTACTCCTGAGGCTCGCGATACAATTATTGACCAAGCCCAGCAAGAGCGTATGACTCGTGATACGCTTATTTTGCAAAAGGTCAACAGTGCTCACCGCGAAGCATTTATCCAAAAGTTTCCTGGACAATGTGAACACATTCTACGATTGATTGCTGAACGCTTGCAAGCCATTATGACTAACAAGCCGCCAGCACTTAACGATCCAGAAACATGGGCAGCTACGGCAGCGGAAATTGCTTCACTATCTGAAGCACTATACTACATCTATCAAGTTCACCGGGAGCAAAAATGACAAACATTGCATCTAATGAAGACAGCAGTTTTAATGTCACTGCTACTCCTGTTCCTACACTTGGCACACATATCACATTTCGTTTAGAAGAAGATGGTATGGGCACAACTGAAATTGATTATGTGTTTGATCAATACGATCTAGAAAACTTAATCAATTATCTAACGCAATTTAAAGTATAAGATGATAGGCACAGAAACCTTAATGGCTCGTGCCTTGCGTTATTCGCTCGATGATCAAGGCGTTGCACCTGAAACTTATCTAACCTGGCCTACCAATTTACAAAATGTAATGCAGGACTTGGTTATAGGAGTAGCAGATGACATGAAGTATAATCAATTAAAATACTTTAGGCCATTTGATCATCAACTTACTTTCTTTGGCACAGGATCAAATAAAAGTAGTGAACGACGCGGCATTCTAGCCGCAAACCGTATTGGTAAAACAGTAAGCACATGTGCGGAAACAGCCATGCATCTAACAGGACAATATCCTGAATGGTGGAATGGTCATCGTTTCAATAAGCCAATCACTTGTATGGTAGCAGGTGAAGGTTGGTCACAGGTTGCGCTTGTATTACAGAATGAACTGCTGGGAACCCAAGATGTTAAGATTACAGAGAACTTAGGCACGGGTTTCGTTCCTCGCGACTGCATCGTTACAGACACTATGCGCAATGATGGTGCTAACTGTATTGGTGTAGAGATCAAACATGTAAGTGGCTCAAACAGCTACTTGCTATTTGCAAACTATACGCAGGAAGTTCGTCAGCTACAAGGTTTTAAATTGAACCTTGCAGTGTTTGATGAACAGCCACCAGATGACTTTTTCTCTGAAATCGTTACTAGAACTGCTACCACACAAGGTAAAGTGTTGTGTTCGTTTACACCACTTAAAGGCCTTAACGGTCTAGTATCAAAGTTTTGGAACAAAGAAGAAGGATATGAGTTTATTCGTGTAAGTTGGGATGATGTTCCAGAGTATGATCCCTGGGGCATGCCATTCCTGCTGAAGGAGACTCGCCGTCAGTTAGAGCGTGATTACTTGCCACATGAACGTGAAGCACGTATTGCTGGTAAACCAGTTATGGGTAAAGGTGCTGTGTTCCAATTACGTGAATGGCCTACTTACACTACTGGTGAAATTGATTTTACACGCATACCAAACATCCATCGTGTTATTGCACTTGACTTAGGCTTGGTAAATGACCAAACAGTCATATCATTAATGTATTGGGAACCATATGAAAGAACAGCTTACTTACATAGACAAATTTGTGTGCAGGGCATTGAAGAAGCTGTGCCCTCTCAGTATATCAATCATTTACTTCGTCCTGAAGTGTTTGGCACTCCTATCGTTTTACCTGCTGATGCTAGCACTGCTGGCCGATACACAATGAGTAGTAACAGCATTCGTGAAATGTTTGAAAGCTATGAACTAAACGTATATCACAAAGCAATTATGAATCCCCCTGACCAAGAAGGTCGTGTAACTAATCATAAGAGTTATGGTATCAACCAGATGCGCCAAATGTTAGAAGTTGGCAGTCTAATGATCAATGAAAATTGCACACAGTTTCTAAGTGACGCACGTAACTATTACGTAGACTCACAAGGACGCTTCTCTGACCCAGACGACACCATTGACTCTGCACGTTATGCATTGCTGGCGTGCTTGCAAGGAATAGCTGAGCCGTGGGACAATAGAACACCACAGCAAAGAATGATGGCTGCAAGAGACAAGTATTACCGTCCAAAAGACGAATCTAACTTGCCAGCTTGGAAAAAGACAATGAACCCAGGAGGTTAAATGAACAAAACAGGACGCTTTTTAACAACAGTGGGGGAACAACCCCCTGTTGTGCTATGTGAAGAACACGCTAAGGTGTTTGAAATGGCAATGGTAGCCAATGAAATACCACATACCATCTACGAGTTTGATGATGAAACGGAAAGCCAATACTGTCAAGCATGTGATTTGCAAGTGGCCAAAGCATACGCAAAGCAAGTAGAAGATGCAAGCACTCCAAAGATTGTTATGCCAGGTGAATTTTGAATTGACTAAATAAGTTATTAGAAAAGGGACCTCATACCAATGTTAGATATTAAAAATATCCCAGTAGAGAACATCAATCAGAACAAAAAGATCAATGCCACTTTTGTTCGCATGAAAAACCAAATGGATGTCAAAATGGCATCTTATTTGCGCTACCTGGGCACAAAAAACGCTGTTAATAGAGCAAGTGATTATCACTACTTGTGCCTAGCAGTTACAGACTCTACTGCGCCAGTTAACGGCATTGACTACATTCACCCAAGCGTTAAACCAGTTGTTGATTATGCAACAGCAGTTATTGCAAAGGGTCTTATGCCCAATGGTGAAATTAACTTTGACTTTGTAGCCGATGGTGAAGATGACGAAGCAGCCGCAAGACAAGCAACAAACATGGTTAGCAAAGTTGTTAACCAAATGAATGATCCACACTTTGTTTTAGAACGCTGGGTTATGGATGCTAACATGCACAAAAACGGTATGATGATGATTAAACCTGTGCGTGAACAAATTACTCGTTATGTTGAAACGTCAGGCACAAACGATCAACTACGTGCATTTGAATTACAAGCTGCTGAATCGGGTTTAACTGCATTGCGTCAAAGCAAGCGTCGTGAAACAGTTGACATGATGAAAGTCATGGAAGAAGCTACACAATTACTAGGCGAACAAAAAACAGAATACGCCAAAGGTGTTGCACAACGTTTCATGATGGATTTAAATGAAGGCGAAGAAGCAGCACAACAATTTGGTGCCGAAGGCGACAGCATTGTTCAAGGCAACTTAGACGAACAAGAATCAATTATCAACGATGCTATTGCTCGTAACACAACTTACAAAGCCAAGTATAAACTAACTGGCTATAACATTAACGTTAAGTTTCATCCTATTGCACAACACTATTGGATTTGCGATCCAACAGTTCCTGAAATGAAAGATCAACCATTCTGTGGTTACTACGATCCAATGAGCATTCAGGAAGCAATGGACTTGTATCCAGACATTGACTTAGAGCAGTTCCGTGTTCACGCAGAATACAACATGAACGGTGCTTACCAAGCTGGTTCAGTATTAAACAACTTGGCTATCCATGCACGTGACTCAGTTCCAGTTATGGGTATTCCGGTAAGTTCAGCAGCAAGTGCTGATCCAGACAGCCGCCAAGTGTCTATTGTTACAGTATGGAACAAGTATGACATTGATGGTGATGGCGAACTAGAACTAGTGGAATTGATTTATTCTGGTAGCTACATTATCTCTGCTCGTGAAGTAGAGTTTATCCCAGTTGCTAACATGTGTCCAAAGCCATTGCCAGGCAACTTCTATGGTATGAGTATTGCTGAGTCAGTTATTCCAATGCAGGAATACAACACATCCGCAGCTCGTGCAGAAATTCAATTGGGCTTGCTAACAGCTACTCCACGTATTGGTGTTAAGCCTGACCGTGTTGACTTTGAAATGATGCAAGATGGCGAATCAGCAATCTTTATCCTGGACTCAAAATTTGACCCAGCCAAAGACATTTACCAAATGCCACCTCCTTCTGGCAACTTGCAATTCTTAGAAGTTGCAATGAACCGTATCCAACAAGATACAATGGCCATGGTTGGTATGACTACTCCACAAGATGTATTCAATCCAGAAGTAATGGCTCCTGGTAACTCAGGCATTAAGTTGCAAATGGCTCTAAGCCCTAACCAAATTATTCAAGACAACACAGTTCGTAACGCTGCTGAAGGCTTACGTGAAGCGTTGTGGTTGGTATGGCGCACATTGATCCAATACGGTGACGACTACGGCGTTAAGAAATTAGCTGCCACTTGCCACCCAGACAAGAAAGCTGAGTTCTTAGACTACCTAGCATGGGATGACATGAACTTCTGTGATCGTAAGCAATTACACTTAGAACTTGCATTAGGCATGAAGTCTGAAGAAAACGCATTGGGTCGCTTACAAATCATCCAAAAGTGCCAAACTGATTTATATCAAATGGTTCAAGGTATGGCTGCTAGCGGTTCAATGACTCCTGAAATTTACAAGAAAGTTAAAAAGCCATTTGCTGATACGCTGTATGTGCTTGGCGTTAAAGACTGCAACTCATACTTGCCAACAGATGATGAAGTTGTTGCTATGATTGAAGCAGGACAAAAAGCCTCAGCTAACAAGGGCCCAAGCCCAGTAGATCAGAAGGATCTAAGTGTTGCTAAATTGAATGAAGTTAAAGCACAGCAAATTGCCGCAGAAGTTGCAGGTCAAGACGCTGAAAGCCAATTAGACTTTATGTCAATGGCCGCAGGTGATCCAAAAGTTTACAGTTAAGAATTTAAAAAGGAAAAGCAATGATTAGTGAAGAAGCAGTAGACGCTTACAATAGACGTCTAACAATTGATACAAGTAACCCAAAGAAACTTACGCCAAGTCAACGAGATGCTGTGAAGAGCTATGGCTCCCAGGCAGAAGCATTAATGAAGAATCGTGAATTGGCTATGTTTATACATCACTTCAAATTTGAAGTAAATGATGTAATGGCAAATATTAGAACACATTCAGAGGAAGCAAATGCAGAACGTATTGCACTTGCCAATCAGCTCTCTGGCATTGACAGTTTTGTAAACACATTAAAAAGTGCAATTTACAAACGAAATATGCTGATCAAAGCAGAAGCCTCGGAATCAAAAGACTAAATAAAAGTAGAGGTAACCGCAAGGCCCTTTTACAATTAAAGGATAGAAAATGACAGACACGATCATCCCTAACGCTCCCCAGAGCGCGGGCACTGAACAAAGTGCAGTTCCAAGTTTAGACTCAATAGCACAGAAAATGACCGCGATGCGAAATGAAACATTGCGTAATCAAATCCGTCCTACTGAACAAACTGCAACAGGAGCAGAAGTAGAGGAAGATACTTCCAGCCCTGTGGCACCCAGCGATACAGCTGAAGCCGAAGTTGTTGAAACTAACGACACTGAATATGCTAGCGACAATCAAGAAGCAGAAGCCCATGAAGATGTAAGCTCTGATAGTAATGATTCTAGTGCAGAAGAACTAATTGACTTCATTGAATTTGCAGATAGTAATCCTAATGCAAAGTTCAAGTTCATGAAAAATGGAAAAGAAGTTGTTATTGATGCCAAGAAAGCCGCAGCCATTTTAGGTCAGGGATCAGCAATACACGAAGAAGCACGCCAACTGAAGATTGACCGCGCAGAGTTTGATGAATATATCAACGATGTTCGCTCTAGACAAGAAGGTTTGACTCTAGCGATGGAATTCACCGTGCAACCAAAATTGCAGAAAGCATATGACGAGATTCTTAAAACGCAATCTTATCAAACAACTTTCCAACAACAGTTAGCACAAACCCGTGATCCAGCACAAGTTGCAAGGATCCAAGCAAGTATGCAACAGAATGAACAATACATTCGTCAGCAACAACAGACTATTGGTCAGTTGAAACCAGCTGTAGATCAGTTCAGACAAGTGCGTGCTCAGCAGGTAACAGAGCGCTTAGATCATGCTCGCAAGGGCTTCAAAGACAAGGATTTGAAAAATGAATTTGTCTATAATGAAGTTCGCGACAAGCTAAGTAAACTGTGGCCCGAAGCTAAAGGTGAAATCATTCCTGGAGTTTCTAATATTGACTTGCTGTCAAGTGATGAAGGTTTATTAAGCCTAGTCCGTGACGGTTTGCGATACAGAGATAAACCAACTACTAAGTCTGCAGGGAGCTCAATGGCAGCATTGACTCAACGTAAAGGTTCAACCGCACAGCGCAGCAGTGGTGATAGTGATATCAGTAAACTTCGTGAACAAGCCAAAGGCGGCGATAAAAAAGCCGCAGACAACCTCTTAGTAGCTCAGTTGCAAAGATTGCGACAGGGAAGAGGCGGAAGATAATAACCATAATTTAAAGGAAAAATAATCATGGCGGAAATTACTACGAGTCAGATTGGTAACGGCACTACAGCTTATGGCAGTGACATCGTTGTCAAAGACTTAGACCTAGATGTGTCTAACCGTGTTAAAGATGACACACCTGTATTGAACATGGCAATGTCTAAAAAGCGTAAAGTTAACTCTACTTTGCCTTTGTGGACAGACGATATCTATCGTGCTCCAGCAGTTCAAGCGCAAGTTGAAGGCGCAGCAGTTGCAACAAGTCAAGGCGAGTCAAACTCTCGTTTCAACTTGGGTAACTACACACAAATTTTCAGCACAGTTATTGCATCAAGCGGCACAGCTCGCGCAGTTATGCAAGCTGGTGGCGATCCACAAGCATACCAAGAAGTTAAGCAATTGATTGAATTGATGTTTGACGTTGAAATGCAATTGGTTCGTAACGACCAAATCGGCACAAAGTATGCTGGTCAAACTGGTTCAGCTTCTGGCTTGCCAAGTGGTCAAACTGGTCGTCGTATGGGTTCATTGGCTTCTTTCGCAGGCACAATGTCTTTCAATACAACTTCTGGCACATTAAGCGGTTTGGATACATTCACAAACAACGAATCTACAGACAGTGCGTCTCAAGGTTCTAACGTTTTGAACATCAACGCTAACGGTAGCAACTTCTACTCTGGCACATTTACTAACCAGTATTTCTCTCCAGCGTTATACAAGCAGTTGGTTACAGTTGCTGAACAACGTTACAATGCGAAAATCCGCACTGTAGTTGCTCCAACAAGCCTACGCACTTCGATCAGTGACAACATTGCTCAATCACGTGGTATCAACCGTGTTGATTCTGCTCGTGGTGACACGATTCAGACTTACGAAGGTGACTTCAACTACAGCTACGAAATTCACGATTCTTGGATCATGGATCAAGCTGGTGTTTCTAACAGCATCTACTTCTTGAACGAAGACGTAGTTCAGTGGGGTTCATTGCGTGATCTAGGTCCAAACAACGAAGTGTTCTCGAACGCTGACGCTAGTTTAGATCAGTTCATCATGGAAGGAACATTGATTGTTCGTAACCCAGCTGGTGTTGGTATGTTGAACAACATCACAGCAGGCACAACTGCACAAGCCTCTTTACCAGGTGCTCGCCCAGCGGCATTGGTTCAGCGTGTAAACAGCGGTGCTGGCGACGTTACTCCTTAATTCGTAATAGGATTAGGTTGAACACAGAAAAGACCCTTCGGGGTCTTTTCTTATGACACTAAATAACACTATGAGCGATAATAACCAACCAGAATACCTAGACGACAGCGACCCAGAAAAGAATTACGATTACTGGCGTCAAGATCATGGCGGCATGATCACAAACCACAACGGTTTAGCAGATAAACTGTTAACAAACGACAACCTTTACCGTAGCATGAAAGGTGATTGGACACGCACAGCATGGAACAAAGGCGAAAACATCAAAGTGACTACTGGTCGCGAAGATGGTAAGTTTTACATCAAACGCGAGCAAATGAACACTGATGAAATCAAGCAACGTGTTAAGATGTATAGATTGGCTGCTGAACGTGGCGGCTTAGATCCATTAGCACCATTAGGCGATGATGGTAAGCTAAGCCACAAGTGGATGGAGCTACCAACAGTTATTGCTATTCGTATTAGTGACCAATACTTTGATGGCATTCCTTGGGCAGCATTAAAGAACGACAGAACAATGAAAGCACAATTCTACCGAGTAGTAGAAACAGAATATCCTGAGTATGTGTGCTACCCAGGCGGTAAATTGCCAATCCCAGTTGCGGTGCCATACCCAACTAAAAAGGGCGAACAGAAATATTTCAAAGGAAACTAAATGTTTACAATCCCAACAGGTGATGCCCTAGTAGAGTTTATTAAAGACTTCACTGGTAGCACAAACGACACAGAAATCAAACAGTGTATTTTTATGGCAGAGATGTCAATGAGAAACATTGAATTGCCTGCACTACGCAGTGATCCATACGCACCAGAAAACATTGGCGTTGCTGATGCTAATGGACGTGTGCCAATTCCCGGTGACATGAACAAGCCAATCTTGTTTTTCAAGCAAGGACAGCAAGTTACAACTACTGCAAACGCAACAGGCACAAGCGGACAATTTACTGTAACACTAACAAGTATTCCAAGCCAAGCATTACAAAATAACATGTTGGTTACAGGCACTGGCATTGGCGTTGGCGCAATAATCACAAACATCAATGGTGCAGGTGGTATTGGCACTATTATTACATTAAGTGCTTCAAACACAGGCACAGTTAACGGAACACTTACTTTTAACACAACAGGCAATTCATCAAGCCAAACAGGTCCTTGGATTGTTTATGACCGTGTTGGTGATCGTGACATTATCACACAAAGCATGATTGCACAGTTGTATTTGCAACCAGTAAACGTGCCAGCAGTTATTCGTGGTAAGTTCTCAGAAGTGTTTAACAAGTATCAATTCTTGCCTTACATTGCAGAAGGTGATTTGATCAACTTGTATTACTACAAAGCATGGCCATTGTTGTTTGCTCCATTGGTAGATGAAGTTATTAGCACAACAGGTGCAGTAAGTTCTATTACTGGAACAGGTCCTTGGACATTTACAGTAAGCGGTATGACCACAGTTGGTGACTTAGAAGTTGGTGATGAAATTTATGCAACAGATGGCGTAGGTTCATTTGGCACAGGTGGCGTTACTCGAGTTACAAGCATTATCAACTCAACCAGCATCACAGCAACTACAACAGGTGGCACTGGTCCCGATGGCGGCACAGTTACAGGTATCACACAAACTGGTTTAACAGTTCAAAACAACGCAGTGCTACAAACATGGCCAGAAGGCTATGTATATGCTACATTGCGTGAATACTACATCAAGCGTCACAACGATACAGACGCTGCGGTATATCAAGCCAAGTTTAACGAAGCAGTAAACACAGTTGAAGATCAAAACAACTTAGGCAAGTGGTCAGGTGGACACACACGTTTAACAAGTGTATGGCAACCAAGACAGTATCGCCAATACAACATCAAATAAGGAATTTACAATGACAAGTAGCTCAAGTTTATACGGCACACCACCTAATCAGGACGTAAGTTCTACAAACTCAACAAGTTTGTATGGTGGTGCTGATACCCCAATCCCAAACAGTGATGGTAACATTGTAGTTCGTGGTGACTTAATTGTATTAAGCGGCAACATCTTAACCACTGCAACAACTGGCAATATTTTTCCTGCCAACGCAACAACTATTAACTTAGGCAATGCGGCCACAACAATCAACATTGGTGCTGGCACAGGCACAACTACAATCAACAACAACTTGGTTGCACAATCAGCTGACTTTGGTAACATCACCATTGCTGTTGCTGATGATCAAACAATTACAACAACCGCAGGTGAACTACGTTTAGGCAGCACAAGTGGTGCTGTTAAGTTAACTGGCGTAGATACACTTTACACAGATACAACAGGCACATTCAACGTGCTTAACCAACCAACAACAGTTTATGCTTTCCGTGCTGCTACTACATTATTGTTGGGTGAAGATTCTGGCACAACTGAAATCAGAAACAACTTACAAGTTGACGGAACAACTGTTGGTTTAGCACAAGCCACAGACATTTTATATTCAGAAGCCAACAACCGTTTAAATCGTCCAAACATTCAATCAACTACTGGTAACACAAGTGGATTGCGTATTATTGCTCCAAACGCAACTGCCAGTGCTGTTTCTACATTAAGTGCGATTTCAACTAACGATCAAGACAACAACAATTTTATTGCAATACAAGCTCGTGGATCTGTAAATCCATTACGCATTCAGACTGGTGAGTTTGTTGGTGGCGTGCAAGGTGCGTCAAATGAAAGCGTTAGTTTTGTTGACTTTTCAAACGTATACGCAACTGTTAATCCAGCAGGTCCTACAATTGGCACTGACTTAACAACTAAGACTTATGTCGATGGTCTGATCCCATCAATTACATCTTACACAATTGATGCTTCTACTACCACAGGTGGTGCTAACTTTAACTTGGTAGGATCAGATGCAACCACTGATACTATCAAGTTTGCTGAAGGCACTGGTGTAACAGTAACCAGAACTGATGCCAACACAATTACAACCAGCATTGGTCAAGCAGTTGCAGTAACTGATGCGGTTGCGTTTGCAAGTGTTACAACACCAACATTAAATTCAGGTGGTGCTAGTCCTTTGACTATCACTGGCGGTGCTGTTGATCCAAGTATTATCACTGTAGATGGCGGACAAACTACTATTGATTTAAACGGTGGACTTGGTGCTGATGATGCACAATTACTGTTATCTTCAGGCTATATGCAATGGATTCACACTGCGGCTGGTATGGGCAGTGTAAGTGGCACGTGGGGATTGAATGCTGATGGCACAACAAGTTTCCCAAGCTACACATTCCCATTTGCTGATGGATCTGCTAATCAAGTTTTAAAGACAAACGGTTCAGGCGTATTAGCATGGTATAGCCCAGCTGACTTGAACACAACTTACACAATTGACGCTTCTGCAACAACAGGTGGTGCAAACTTGAACTTGGTTGGATCTGATGCAAGCACTGACACAATTAAGTTTAGTGGATCGGGCGCAACAACTGTTGCTCAAACAAGTGCTAATGAAATTACTATTAGTTCTGTTGACACAAACACAACTTACACACAAGACGCTAGCACAACAACTGGTGGTGCTAATGTAAACTTGGTAGGTTCAGATGCCACAACTGACACAATCAAATATGCTGGTGCTGGTTCTGTAACTGTTGTTGCTACAGATGCAAGCACAGTTACTATTACAGGCACAGATACAAACACAACATATACAGTTGATGCTTCTGCAACAACCGGCGGTGCTAACTTGAACCTAGTAGGCTCTGACGCTACAACTGACACTGTTAAGTTTAGTGGTTCTGGCGCAACTACTGTAGCGCAAACAAGTGCAAATGAAATCACAATTAGCAGTGTTGATACAAACACAACATATACCCAAGATGTTAGCACAACAACTGGCGGTGCAAACTTGAATCTTGTTGGTAGCGATGCTACAACTGACAGTGTTAAATTTGCTGGTGGCACCAATGTAACTGTAGTAGCAACTGATGCTAGCACAATGACAATCAATGCTACTGACACCAATACAACTTACGATTTTGCTGCAACATCAACAACAGGTGGTGCTAACTTAAACTTAACAGGTTCAGATGCAACTACAGATACTGTTAAAATCAGCAATGGCACTGGTGTAAGTGTTACACAAATCAGCGGCACTGAAGTAAGTGTTGCTATTGGTCAAGCTGTTGACACTGGTGCAAGTCCTAGCTTTGCAGGTGTTTCTGCTGGCAACTTAACAGTAGGCGTTGCCACTGACAACACTATTGCGTCTACTGATACAAACGGTGACATTGTTCTTACTCCAAACGGCACTGGCGAAGTTATTTTTGGTTCTCTTATTTCACGAGCATTAGGTGAAATCCAAGCTACAACAAACTTGTCTTATGTGTTTCCTGCACAAACTTTAAACACAATTACTGATAACAACGGCTATTCAGCTGCCAGTTCATTCCCAGCAGGCACAAACGGTTATGGTGCCAACGCTGGTTTCCAGAGTTATTATGGCGACACACTTGCTGGCACAAACACTGCTCCAGCGTTTAGCTTCCGTAATGCCAACGGTAACTCAGTAACAGGGGTTACAGTTCCGTTTACTGGTTTAACTTCTGTTGCACCAAGTGCTACTTTGGTTAACCAGGTAATGGGCACATTAAACTTTAACGGTTATGGCACTACGGGCTTTACAAACGACACTGCAACACAAAACCAAGGTGGTGGTATTACTGCATTGCAGGCTGTGCAAATCCAAGGTTATCCAATTGAAAACCTTAGCGATTCTACACTTACATTGACTTCTGCTAACGTAACTGGTGTTACATCAAGTTTCCGTGCAACATTAGGTTCGCCAAGTGTAACTGGCACAAGAGGTCAGATCTCTGTAACTTCAACTACTTTAACAGTTGGTATGGCGGTTCGTGTAACTGGCACACTAACTGGAACTGCTACTGGTATTGTTAGTGGTCAAAACTATTACATCATTGTAACCAACGGCACTACTACAGCAACGCTAAGTGCAACACCAAACGGTAGTCCAATTGTAACCACAGCCGGAACGTTGACTGGTTTAACATTGACACGCTGCGGTATTACATTTACAATGACTGGCTTAACAAACGTGCCATTTGGTCGTGGTGCGTTAGTTACAGTATCAGGTGTTACCAACGTAACTGATGGCACATACCCAGTCTACGGTAACCCAAGCACTACAGCATTGACAATGGGTATCCCACATGCAGTAGCTCCAACTGTTGGCGGCTCACAGTCGTTTAGCTGTTTAACTACCTACATGGGCGGCGGTTTTAGAGTTCGTGCGTTTCCAGCAGCTACTCCTGCTAACTTCCAAAACCGTTTGGAAATTATTGACTTGACTCCAACTGCTGGTATTGTTCGCACAGATACTTTCTCAGTAAGAGGTGGTGCATATGGTAACACAGGCACTGACAGATTAGTAGTTGACTCAGCTAAGATTACTGCGGCACTTCCAATTAAGTTTCCAACTTACACAGCCGCAGCGGCTGCTGCTGTTACAGGTGCAGTGGGTTGGCAAATTTCAATTAGCGATAGTCCAACAGTTGGTGGACGCATGGCTTTCTGGGACACTACTAACGCTCGTTGGAGCTACATTAGCGATAACACGGCAGTGTAATGTTTTTAATAGTGCCTAAACT